TTCCATTATAAAGATATATATTATTGTCGTCCCACTTATATATCCATTGAGTATTTTGATCATTGACTGAGTTTAAATCACATATTTTCACTAGATCTAATTTATCTATTAATGTCCCATTAGGAATTGACATAGATACAAAAGTTTTATTTTTAGTAGATAGATTGCCATTTTTAATTGATTTTGAAAAACTATCAGCTTTTTTGAATTCAATTCCATTAAAAATCTCATGATCTTTTGTACAAAACAAGGATCTATTTGCTATTGTTAGTTCTACGATTTCCTCGTTACATTGATATTTATGAACAGAATTAATTTTTTTTGTATTTCCAAGATGAGTAATAACAAGATCTCCTGTTTTGCAATCTTGTATTTTTTTTATAACGCCATTGTGCATTAAAATCTCAGTATCGGGCAAAAAACAACCACGGCCTATTCCAATGGGAATTGGATCTAATTCTCCATTACTCTTTAAATTTTGCTTCCAATCAAAAGAATGGTCTTTTGGTCTAGCTTGTGCCGCCATGCAATAATCCCAAACAACAAGAAAATATGGTGCAAGACCAGCTTCTGATATAACAGCCATTTCGTGCTTTAGTCTTTCCCAATATTCTTCTTTGTTAATTCCAGATGTTTCCCATGGTTTATATTTTTTAGCACCTTCTATAGCAATTGTAAATAAATAGTTATCTTCTATTATCTTAGATGTTGATACTGTGTATTTCACATCTTTTGGATCTATTTCTATAGTTGGAAGCATGGGTTTTCTAGAAATCTCATATGCTTCAATTGATTCTGCAATATTATTTGTTAGACTAAGCTCTTCTTTAGTAAATTTTTTAGACATTTCTTCAAAAGAATGCATATAAAAATTATCGCTTCCAAAGAATACCATAATGTCATCAGAATCTTTGTCAAACATTTGAGAAACTGTTTCTTCTGTTTCTCTCATGTTAATCATGACCATTGTTCTTTGGTGCTGTGCATCTTCTGGATTCGCGTAATGCGGATCACTACTAGCAATAGCTGGTATTCCAGTTTTCTTAGAAACTTGTCTTAAACAATCTACGATTAATGGTTGAATCCACAAAGGAAGCTTGTCTGATTCTTTTAATTCATTCTGCAATTCTATAAAGAAATTACCTTTGCCAAACATTTTTTGAAACGACAAAGCTAATTCAGATGCTTTTTCTAACCAATCTTCTCTTAAAAATTTCTTATAAAAATCAAGATCTTTTTCTTTATATTGTGCATATGCTAATCTAATGTCTGCTTTTTTCTTTATTGGATCATCAGAAAATATATCACTAAACAATATGTCGGACAGATGAGAACCTTGGTGTCCACTAAATCCCATGATATTGCCATCAAGAAAATGTTCTAATCCATAAAACTCTTTCTTGTCTTCTTCTCGAACCGAATTATATAAACTTATTCTAGGCTTATAATAATAAATCTCTGGATCATTAGTGTGACTGACTAGATCATTTAAAGTTTTCCATCCAACTTTATTTTTCGCCCATATAACCATGTGCGAATTTTGCTTATTAGTAACATCTTTGATATGAGCATCTTTGTGAACAACATAAAGCTCAATTCCAAGAATTGGCTTTACTCCTGCTTTTTTACAAGCAGAATGATGCTGTATGTGAGAATATGTATTGCCGTGATTCGAAATACCCAAAGACTTCATTCCTAGTTCTTTTGCTCTTTTGGCATTCTCTTTTGGAGAGGAATATCCATCTAGGATCGAGTATGAGTCATGGCAATGGAATAAGGTATAATAATTATTCATTTTATCTTCTTTTAGATTTTGGATTTATAATCTTGAACTTATTTTCTAAAAATTGCATACCATCTTTTCCTAGTGATTCTTTTTCATCATAAAGCTCATCACAGAGATTAGTATTTTGTTTACTGAAATGACAAAATCTACATTTCCAACTTTCATTTCTAAAAGGGTCTTCGTTATTTTTAACTTCTTGAAATTTATTATAAATAATATCTTTGACTTCTTCAAGATCTTCGTCTGAAACAATTGTCGAAACTGGACCACCATCGGTTGTGTAAATAAACGTTATTATAAAATGTTTAATATGTGGATACAAATGCTTCGCTGCCAAGTGATACATGCGTGGCTGTATGTCTTCTCTCAGCATGGCAGAATTTTTCTTTGTTTTATCATCAGACAAAAAAGAAGATCTAGATCCTGTTTTATAATCTATGATTTCTAAAGTATCATCATCTATCTGATCAATCCTGTCAATAAAACCCTTAATTGCAAAATACTGTTGATCTTCTGATTGAGCAGCTTCTTTTGGCAGTCTAAATCTTTCTTCTTTGATCTCTAATTTAAAATACTGTTCTGCACAAAGAGTTTTTTCAGTAATAGGAGTATATCTATTGTACTTTCCAGTGATTAAATCATCCACTCCTCTTTTTATTTTTCTTGTTTTGTCTGCTTTAATTGTTTCAAAAATTTCTGGATTTTTATCTTTATAAAACTTAAGCCAGAGATCCCATTGTTTGTCTATGTCGAAATCATCTGATGATAGATCCTTCTTTTCGATAGATGCTATAGACATTGTTTCAAATACATCGTGACAGACTTGTCCTAATAGTGCTGCTCCTCCCGCTATATCTTCTATTCCAAGTGAATAAGAGAGAAACCATTTCCATTCACAATGATCATATGTGTTATAACTTGATGCTGATATGCCTTCGATTTTCATTTTTAAAATAGTCCATGTTGTTGAAACAAAGTGTCTAATTTACTCTTAATTATTAATTGAGTTTGTTCAATAGAAATATCTTTGTTGTCTATAATGCTGTAGTATTCTCCAAGTGGAAAGTTATCTAAAGCACACTCTGATTTGGTTTGAGAGTTAAATATGTTCCTTAATAATCTAAATGGATAGACTCCTCTCTCGCTTCCCATTGAAATTTCATTAGGGAATCTTCCGTCGCAAATAATTGCAAAATCTATGTTATCTGACTGGATTTTATTATAAAGCCCACGAGACCAGCAGTTCTCGTCCATTTTTCTTAAAATACTTGTTCCTAGTATTTCCATTACTTGTCTTGATGTTAGGCATCCAGTTGGCCTAATTGGTTTGCTATTCTTATCAACTCCATAATACGATTGAATAATTTCTTCTGAAATAGACGACCATTCTATGTTAGTCAGAGAATTTTTATCTTCGTCTGTCCCATAGCATTGCATTATGTTTAATCCCAAGATATTAATACATATGTCTTTAAGAGTATCTGCAAACGAATACATTTTTACCCTATGTGTTTCTAGTAAAGCAGATGTAAATTCTCCTGGAATATCTGGATAAAATCTCTTGTTAGTATATGTGTCTAATAAAAATACATCTTTTTCTTTTGATTGAACTAAGAATCGTTCATTTTTAATCTGCTTGTTTAGATAATAAGCTAGGGCGTATTTACCAGCAGATGTTTTTCCAGAGGATTTTTTACCTGAAAAAAGTATTGTTAACTTTGGCATTTAGTGATCCTTTGAAAGCTTGGTAAGAAAATATCAGTCATCTCAAGAGAGGATAGCTCATCTATGTCTTTTCCTACTGGAATAAGATGGTTTATATTTATAATATCGAAATAATTTTGACAATTTCCAAAAAATTTCTCAGTTGCTAACAAACCTTTTTCGTCTGTGTCTAACATTAAGTAAACATTCTCTACTCCAATCTCTATCAGTTTTTTTATCTGATAGATGGAAATATCTAGTCCGAATAAGCATATAGCATTGTATATTTTATATTCATCTAAAAACCATATTTCCTTTGGGCCTTCTGTTATTACAACAGACTTTGTATTTCGTATATATTCTTTAGCATTATTAAAATTATAAAGAACATTGCTTTTTTTAAATCCAAAGTGCTTCCATTTGGAATATCCTCTAATCATAGGATTGTCCTTGGGACATCCCTTATTAGGCTGGTGAAACCATGGACAATATGGGCATTTTTCGTATATGGTTCTTCCTGTTACTCCAATAACGTTTTTGTTATCTTCGTCTATAATTGGAGCAAATGATCTTAAGTGCATTGGCTTAGTAATGTCATTACAAAATCCTATATGAAACTTTTTTAATGTTTTTAATGAAAATCCTTTGTTAAGAAAATAATCACTAGTTTTCACATTTTTTTCTAATAATTTTAAATCAAATGGTTTAAAGTCTTCGTGTTCTTTAAATTTTAATTTATTATTAATAGAATGCACTTGTTTTATACTGTTGTTTATCTTATGAAGCTCTGAATCTTCTAAGTTAATGGTTTCGTTTGAACTTATTCCTAATTTATTACAAAGCCACTCTACTGATTCTATAAATGAATTTGACTCTTTAAAAACAACTGCTTTTACTAAGTCAATTATACTTGAGCCAAAATTATCGTGACACTTATGAGAATAACATCTCCATGTTCCGTATTTAGTATTAATAGAAAAAGATGTAGGATTATCTCCTCCGTGAACAGGACAAGAAAATCGTAGTTCATCATTGTTAACAATGCCATCGTCAATATCTATTCCTAATTCAGAAAGAACAAAATCAATATTTTCTATTGCTTTATTTTTTAAGTTTGATAAAAATAGATTGCTATAATTTTCATTTATTATTTTCATCTGTTCGACTTTTTGCTTTAATTACATCGCTAAAAATCAATCCTTCTTTTATAAACCCGTTCGCAAAAGACTTGTCAACATAAGGATTAAGAGAAGCGTGTAGATTTATATAATCTGACTCAGATGACAATGCACTTCCGTGTCGACACGCTGCTATAAATAATTTTTTATTTCCAAACTCTGGTCCACATCCAAGCTGTGCGTCGTCATCAGTTTTATTCTTTAAAAAAGACATAGACGATGATAACCAAAGGATTCTATCAGATCCAGCCACTATTCCTGTGTCATTTCCGTCGATTCCGTCTCTATTCAACTGAACGTATCCAATTATAGGGACTTCGTACTTTACTGCAAAGTCATGCAAGCTTGTTAACATTAATCCCAATAGAATGTATTCGGGAGTTGCTTTGCTTAATCCTGATCCATCTGTTAGCTTAAAATAGTCATATATAATACAGCAATCGTTAGCTTTTCCAAATTCATTGAATCCAACACATTTGACTATCCATTGTCTAATAATAGACATGGCTTCTGTGTAATTCATTCCAGAAATTGATCTATAATATAAAGGAAGATTTTCTAAGACTTTCTTACTATCTCTTACTTTTTCAATCAAGCCCTTGTCTTTATTAAACTGACTGGTTTCCATCATTTTGATTGGACACTTAGACTCTATGCAGATCATTCTAGATTTTTGATAATCTATTGTTAATTCTGTGTCTAGATACAAAGTAGGAACTTTGTTTTTACTAATATTTATTGCCTTATTCATAGCATCCCAGGATTTTCCACAATTATGCGATATAATTCCATTAGTAACAAAAGAATGAGTTACTGGCATCTTGTAATCAAAAGTTTCTTCTTCAGAATCATCTATAGATTTTACCGTATCGAAAAAATAATGTTCGTCAAGAAGCATTTCTAATTTTTTATATACTGGCTCATCTTTCAAAATAATTAATGCTTCCAATACCATTCTTAGAGAATTTCTTTGTGGTCTTCGTGCTTTTCTAATCCATGCATCAAGTTGGCCAGATAAGGATATATCATATTTATATAATGAAAAACCACGCTTTATCATTTTATTTTTTAGTATTCTTAATAAATTATAAATATTAGGCAGGACATCATTCTTTTCAGATTGTTTTCTGTCAATAATATTGTTTAATAGTTCATTTTTATATGGTAACTTAAATCCGATTAAATCTCTAAATCTTTTTACTTCATTTATACCAAATATTCTTAGAACATAATATTTCTTTCTAATGTCTTTGTTTGGTATTTTTACCATTTTTTCTTTAATAGAACTTACAATACCAGAATTCATAAGAATCGCCTGAACCTGCGTGATCAATATCCTGCTTTTAGAACAAAAGCTTATAGTTTCTTTATTTTCAATTCCGCCATCAGTATCAAAAAGACCACTTATGAATTTAAATATTTGTTCTTTTGAACATTTTCTAATGCTTTCTGGAATTATTTTGTTTCCATCTGGCAAATAAAAGAAGCTTCTATTAAACATTTTTCTAGATATATCTCCACATCCTCTTAGACAATATGTAGATGCATTATTGTTAAGCTTAGTCTCTTTGCTAATATAAGCTCCTTCAAATTTTGTATTATTTATGAAATAATCTCTGATAAAATCATCTTGTGTAGTTAGTTGTATACTATTATCTTTTCTAGCAATATGACCATCTCCGCAAATCAATCCTGCTAAATATGGATCTATGTCTGAAGTGTTGTCTCCCCAGATATTATCTCCTCTTCTTAACACCAGGACATCTCCATGTTTGATATGTTCTGTATTTTTCCATTCCATAGAGCCATCTTCTGATAATATTCTAACAGGATGGTCTGGAGTGCATTGTATAGAAAAGCCATATTTGGTAGTTATTCTTTTATTTTTAGTTAATCCAGAATGAAACCACAAAGAAGGAAGCTCCATCTTTCCGTGAAGATTTAGAACAGAATATGGTGGATTGTTTTGATCTTGTTTAGTAGGATGTAGTTCATAAGGCATTAAAATACCTTGGTCAGTGATAAGACATGTGTCCTTATATCCCACACATTTGCTTCTAGCTCCAATAACAGAAATAGTTCCTTTTCTTGGTCCTCCGCCAATTGCATTGTCCCACTTGCTAAAACCAGTATCTATTCCTATTTGCACAACCGGTTCTTTGTTTATTAACTCTTCAATCAGTCCATCCAGCCCCGCAGACATGCTATGCCATGCTTTTTCAGTATCTACTCCAGACAGATAGTCAACAACGATTCCTTCTGCCTTAGATAAGATATTACCAAGCGACTCAGAAGAGTCTACGTTCTCTAAATATTTTTTAGCATAATCATATTTTGAATATAATTCTCTGACTATGGACATTTTTTTTACTCTAAAAGCCATTGCAGACAATGCTTCAAGAGACATTTCGATATCTTTCACTAGTTCAATATATTCTATTTCGGATTTCTTGCTTATTAAATTCTCATATCCAAGCTGTTCTGCTTTGTTTTTGACTAACTCTATGTCAAAATTTTCTATGTTATCTATTTCATGATAGATCTCTGACATAGACTTAAATAATACTTGATTAATTAATAAGGTAAAATCATTATGATCGACAATACCATCTATTTCAATAAAAGCATTTTTGCCACTTTTTAACAAAGATCCAATGACATTTCTTTCTGCTGAAATATCTTTAAAATTATTCATTTGCAACGCTTAGCTTTCTGGGTTTCATATTGACTCTAAAGTCACCATTCGGATTATTTTCAATTGTGTGTAGATTATTAGCTTCTGTGTTTCTTTTAACCAAGGTTCTTGGTCGTGCTACTTTTTTGTTAAACTGTTGTTCTTCTTCGTAAACTGGATCAGATACAAACTTAATTCCATTTACAACTTTTTCTATTATATCTTTGTCAGGTTTTTTACTTTTTTTAAGAACGCTAGTTTTCTTAGTTTTTTCAGACATTTTTTGTCTGATAGTTTCTAATTTAGAAAGTTTCTTTTCTGGGATCTTAATCTCTTCTCCTGAAATATTTTTATACGCAACGCATATTTTATTCCAGTCTTGAGATAAGACACCTTCTTTAATCAAAAGAAACGACTCTGCAATAGTATCCTCTTCAGTTCTCATTTTTTTGTCTCGCTATTTTTGAATACTTAATATCCCTAAAGCTATCCGCTATTCTATGTATTGCACTTGGGAGGTCTTGTATTCTATCGTTCTTCATTCTTATGATTCTTAAAAATTTATTTAATTTTTTGCACAAAGGAGGAGTATTTTTACAAATAAGCATCCTTTCAGACCAACCAACATTCATACCTTGAATTTCAGGAATATAAGAAGCTGCCGTTTCGTCTATCTTTGCTGTTGCCCATCTATCATAAGCTCTATTAGAATTTATAATTCTTTGAATATATAGAGCATATCTGTTTAGTATATATATGGCACCAGATATTGTTTCTAGAGACATATGCCCAATTTCTTCTAGGCTTAAATTTAAATATTTCAACTCATCGTCTGATGGCTGAGTAAGATTAAAAGAAATCTTATTTTGTTCTTCATAATCAGTAATAATTTTATCTATTTCTGTCATGCTAATATCTTCGGTATTCATATTTTGTCCGCATCTTTCATAGATTCTATTCTAATTAATTGTATTTTATTAATTTTACACCATTCTTCTTTTTTTATATCTCTAACTATTTGTTTTCCATAATTATTCAATAGAGCTTGGCCATGAAAGAATGGGTTATAAGATCTGTGCTGTTCACCATCGATTTCAAAAGCTATCATTATAGGAAATATAATGTAATCTATTGATAATCTAGATCCTGGTATATTAAACTCTTCTAAAATAGGATAATTAGCATATTTTTCTAATATCAAGTTTTTTATCTTATCTTGAAAGATCGACTTACATTGTTCTTTCATTGGATATTTGGATGGCCTAATATCAACTGATGTCATCTTCCCATTTATATCGAATAACTTCACAGAAACCCTCCTCTGTACTAGGCTCTTCCATTGATTTGATATGAGATGTGGCTACTTGTATCCAACGATCCAGGGTCTTTCCTCTGTGGTCGTCTTTGACTCTTCTT